CCAACAGCTTTCCGCAAGCTGAGCTAGTAACAATCAAATAGTCCCGGGCTGGTGTGATCCCGAGCCAGCCCGGGATCCCTAACCGAAAGGAACGAGATGCCGACAATTATCAGCGTTGGTCAGTTGCGCGCCGTTCTCGGTGTTTCCGTTTCGCTTTATTCGGATCCTATTTTGGAGGATTGCATCGATACCGCCGAAGCGGTCGTCTTGCCAATGCTCGTTCGTTACTCCAGCCCGATTCGTTCGGTCGAACTACAAGACAATCAAGCGATTTTCACCTTCGACGCCGTTCAGGTGTTCAACGAAGGTCAAAGCGTCGTCATCGCTAATGCTGGCTCTCCTTTCAACGGCACTCACACCGTTCTCGCTGACGGTCTAAGCGATACGACCTTCCGAGTGGCGATCACTAATGCCGACATCAAAAAGAAAAACCTGATTCCGGCTGGAACTGCAACCCTTAGCGGTGCAAGCACCTATGTGGGAGTTTCAGAAGTCGAGTCGGCGGTTCTAGCGGTCGCCACCGAGGTTTTCCAATCACGAAGCGCAGTTGGCGGTCAGATTGAAGGCGTGGATTTCCAGGTGACGCCATTCCGTCTCGGTCGCAGCCTTTTCAACAGAATTTCAGGCTTACTCGGTAAGCACATCGATTCGGAGTCGATCGCGCTATGACCATCGCGACCGAGGTTCGCGCCGCGCTCAAATCCTCGCTCGCTGCGGTTCCTGCCAATATCTACGATCACGTTCCCGAAGCTCCTCAGGTTCCTCATGTTTCATTCGTTCCTGATGATCCATATTTGGAAATCGAGACAATCGGAAAAGCGACGCTGAGATTACGCGTCAACATGGTTCTCGCCGTTGGCGTCAACTATGCGAGCAATGCTGCCGCGCTCGACAACCTAGAGCAGCTCATCACTAGCGTTCTGACGAATTTGCCTTCCGGCTATATCGTCGGAGAGGTCAATCGACCAACCGTAACCCAGGTTGGATCCGCAAATCAGCTTGTGGCTGATATTCGGGTTTCAACCTATTTTCAAAACTAAGGAGCAGGAATGCCTACCGCCGTAATTACCGGTCGAGACGTTACCTTCACAATCGGTGGTAACAATTTCGACGCTCAGGCGACCTCAGCCGTTCTAAGCGGCGAGATGGTTCGCGAAACCTACGAGACACTTGATGGCAAGGCTTACAAGGTTCTCGATAACAACTTTACCTTTTCGGTTGAAATGCTTGCTGATTGGGGCGCAACCGGATCACTTTGCGAAATTCTTTGGGGCGTTGCTGAATCAGCACCGAACACCGGAATTAGCACCGTCTTCACCGCAGCATCAGGCGCGGTCTTTACTTTCCAGATTCTCCCTGCATGGCCGTCAGCAGGTGGAAGCGGAAACGACGCTCAAACAGTAACATTTGAGTTCCAGGTCATCGGCGTTCCGGCTGAGTCCTTTAGCTAATCGGAGAATCGGGATATGAAATTACCAATAACAATTACATACAATTCGGGAACCGTTGAGACCTACACCGCGCAACCGCCGGAGTGGGCTAAGTGGGAAAGGGAAACCGGTAACAAAATTACCTACGCCGAAGGAAACATCGGCATTTGGGATCTTATGTTCCTGGCGTATCACGCACATAAGCGAGAAGCCGCAGGGCAACCGGTGAAGCCCTTCGATGTTTGGAGCCTAACCGTCGAGGATATCCAGGCAGGTGAGTCCGACCCAAAAGCCATCAACGCGGAAGCCTGAGTCGGCTGATCGTCGAATTGGCGATCGCGACGCAGATTCCGATGAGTGAATGGACAGACGCGGAAGATATTTTGACCGCGTTGGAAGTATTGAAGGAGCGCAACAAGTGACCGAGCCAGCATTAGCCTTCGACAAGAAGGAACTGCGCTCGGTCATAGGCGCATTCAAAGCGATGGATGAACAAGCAACCGACGAAGCCAAGAAAATGGGTTATGAGCTGGCGCAATATGCGGCGCAGGAAGTCAGAAAAGCCGCTCTCACTCGCACGGTCAATCCGGTGGCAGTTCGTCGAATCGCGGATGGTGTGCGCGTTAGCCGCACCTCAAAAGTCGGTGAATTCTCTTATGGGTTCGCCTCTCAGCGTTTTAGCGGTGGTGGCACGACGCAGAGACTATGGCGTGGTTTTGAGTTCGGTTCTAATCGATTCCGACAGTTTCCAGCGCGCACTCCAAGATCGTCAGGGCGTGGTAACGCTGGATACTTCATCTATCCGACACTCCGTCGCATTCAGCCTCAACTAGTGGCTCAATGGGTTCAGGCTTTCGATCGCATTTTGAAGAAGTGGACATAGCATGGCTGAATTTCGCACGCTGAAACTTTCCATCCTTGCTGACGTTGATAACCTCAAAAAGCAACTCGGTCAGGGTGAGAAGGAAGTTCAGGGATTCGGCGCAAAAATCGCTGAGTTCGGCAAGAAAGCCGCGCTTGCATTCGCAGCCGCCGCAGCCGCAGCCGGCGCGTATGCCGTCAAGCTTGCCGTCGATGGAGTCAAGGCAGCCATCGAAGATGAAAAGGCGCAGGAGTCACTACGCCGAACCCTAGAAAACGTCACAAAGGCAACCGACGCTCAGGTTCAAGCCACCGAAGATTTCATACTCAAAACCTCACTTGCTACCGGCATCGCTGATGATCAATTACGACCAAGCCTTGATCGACTCGTCCGGGCAACCGGCAATCTCGAAAAGGCTCAGAAGCTCCAGGCTCTCGCGCTCGACGTCTCGGCTGGCTCAGGTCGAAGCCTGCAAGCGGTCACAGAAGCCCTCTCAAAAGCCCAGGAAGGCAATCTAGGCGGTCTAACTCGTCTTGGGGTGGGATTATCTAAGGCTGAGGTTGCAACCCTCTCATTTGACCAAATAACGCAAAAATTAGGGCAGACCTTCTCGGGTCAGGCAGCCGCCGCCGCTAACACCTTTCAAGGTCGTCTCGATCGTCTCAAAGTCGGCTTTGACGAAGCCAAAGAGTCGGTCGGATTCGCCTTGCTGCCAATCCTTGAACGCTTGCTCACATTCGTCACTACGAACGTCTTGCCGGTGGTTCAGCGATTTACCGATTCATTCGGTGGCGCGAACGGACTTGGCGCAAATATCAATCACGTCGTTACGACGGTCAAAACGGTTCTGACGCCGGTATTCGAAGGCGCGGTCAGCCTATTCAATCGGATCAGGGCTGCCGTCATCGCCAATCAAGACAGTTTCCGCAGGTTCGCGGATCTAATTCAGACTTACGTTGCACCGGTTCTCGGAACCGTTCTCGGTGGGGTTCTCAAAGGCTTAGGCGTCATCGCCCAGGGTGTTATCAACATCATCGGCAAGGTCGTTGACGTCATCAGCGCAACCGTAGAAGGAGCCATCAAAGGCATCAACGCGCTGATCAAGGCTTACAACGCCATTCCGCTTCTGCCTAACATTCCAACCATCGCAGCACCTTCCGGCGGTGCAGTAGCACCGTCGTCGCCATCGATCAGAGCCGTCGAGCGTGGCGTTCCAAGCGCATCAACGTCGGCGGTCGCACCGGTCGCACCGGTGACGAATAACATCACGGTCAACGGAGCCATCGACTCAGAATCAACCGCACGTCAAATCGCCCGAGTCCTTACTGAATCCGCAGCTCGCGGAACCGGCGGTGGCGGTGGCTTGCTTGGCGGTGTTCTCGTAACGTGACCGCGTGGACTCCTGACTATCGCATCAAGGCTAACGGCACAGAAGTCACCGATATTACGTTGGTGGGTTTTTCGATTACTTCGGGTCGAACCGACGTCAACACTCAGGCGCAGGCTGGTTATGCTTCGATTCGCATTTTGAACCTGACCAATCAGGTCTATTCGTGGGGCATCAATACCGGCATCACGATTGAAGTCAAAGATTCGACGAATGCCTATGTGCCAATCTTTGGCGGTCGGATCTCAGATATAGGCGTGGGAGTCGAGCGAACCGGATCCGCAGCCACCGTGACGGTTATCGACATTTATGCACTCGGCGCGCTTTCAAAACTTCAAAACGCGGTATGGGAAGGTGCGCTCAGTAAAGACCTGGATGGCATTCAGATTCAAACCATTTTAGGCGATCTTTTGGCTGGTCAATGGAACGAAGTTCCGCCGGCTCTCGAATGGCAAAATTACGAGGCGACGGAGACATGGTCAAACGCTTTTGCTCCCGGTCTTGGCGAAATTGACGATGGCGAATATGAAATGATCGCTAGGTCAGCCAGCCCGGTCAACACTTACGCAATCGTCTCAGATATTGCCAATTCAGGCATCGGTTATCTTTATGAGGATGCGTCGGGTCGTATCTCTTACGGAGACGCCAGCCATCGCCAGGACTATCTCATCGCCAACGGCTACGTCAACCTAGACGCCAATCACGCGCTCGCTGATGGTATCCGTTCCACGACGCGCCAGGGCGATCTCGTCAATGATCTCGTCATCAACTACAAAAACAATTTTGGGACGTCTTATACATTCGTCAACCAGGATTCCATCGATACCTTCGGGCTTTATGCCAGGAGCATCAATTCCCTCATCGATGACGATCCTGACGCCGAAGCGGTGGCTGAGCGTTTCGTCAACTTTCGATCCATTCCACGACCTAAGTTCGATTCGATCACTTACGCCTTGCAGAATCCGGAGCTCAGCGATTCGAACCGCGATGACTTGCTCAACGTGTTCATGGGAATGCCGGTAGCAATCGCTAACCTGCCAGCCAATATCAATTCAGGCTCATTCGTCGGTTATGTCGAAGGCTGGACGTTCCGATCAACGCTTTCGGGTCTTTCCATCAGCCTAACTCTTAGCCCGACCGAATTCTGGACAGTTTCCCAGGATTGGGGTCAGGTGGACGCCTCGCTCGAATGGGCAGACGTAGATGCTACACTTACATGGCAGAACGCGACAGGAGTTATTACCTAATGCCAACAACCACTAACTTCGGCTGGACAACTCCTGCCGATACCGATCTCGTCAAAGACGGCGCGCTCGCAATCCGAACACTAGGCAATGGAATCGACACGTCACTCGTCGATCTCAAAGGCGGCACAACCGGTCAAGTCCTTTCCAAAAACACGAACGCGGATATGGATTTTAGCTGGATTACTCAAAATGACGCGGATGCCATTCAAAATTCGATCGTGGATGCCAAAGGCGATCTTATTGCGGCGACGGCGGATAACACGCCAGCACGATTACCGGTTGGGAGTAATGGTTTCGTTTTGACGGCTGATTCCGCTGAAACGACAGGGCTTAAATGGGCGGCTGCTTCGGCTGGTAAAATTGCTCAGGTCGTTTATTCCGAGCTCACAACAACTGCAACGACAACCAGCACAAGTTTTACCGACTTGGGACTTAGCGCATCAATCACGCCATCATCAGCAAGCAACACAATCCTAGCCATCGTTTCGCTACCTTTATCTTTGACTAGCGGATCACAGCAAGGTTTCGTTTCTCTTTTTGACGGCAGCAATAACAATTTATGCAACGCTTCAAGCCCGGGAAGTAGAACTCCAGCATTTCTAACCCTTGATGGAGACACGACTTCGGCGGCTTTTGGATTGTCGCCTAGTAGTTTTACATTTAGACATTCACCAGCCACCACATCATCTTTTACCTACAAAATTAGATGGCGTGTAAGTGCAGGAACTTTTGCGGTCAATCGTTACGCAGGTGGAGACGACAACAATGCCGGTTATGGTCGAGGAACTGCAACTATTACCCTGATGGAGATCTCAGCATGAAAGATTTGACTAATGCTATTCGCTCGCTTTATCCGGATGCTGAATTTAGCCTTTGGAATGAAGATTATGAGACAATCATTTGGCATAAGATTGATGCCGAGCCACCTTCATTAGAAGAATTGGAAGCAGAAGCCGATCGATTGGCAGAATTGGCATCATTAGATCGTCAAAACCGGCAAGAGGCACGATTAGCCATTCTTGAACGTCTTGGGCTTACGGAAGATGAAGCAAAACTCATCCTCGGCTAAGCCCTGGCTATGCCATGCAGGAAGGCAAATGCGTGAACAAATCGACGATAGTTTTCCTGAGCGCGAGCGTCGTAGTGATGGCTGGGTTGCTGATTCTCGCCATGATTCGAAGTCTGATCACGCTCCTAGAAAAAACGGAGTCGTTAGAGCTATAGACATTGATGCGAACCTAGACGATACGAATACGTCAATGTATCTCGCGGATCAGATCCGGCGTCATGCTCGCAAAGATAAGCGCATCAAATACGTCATCCACGCTGGTAAAATTGCTTCGGGAATCGGGTTATGGAAATGGCGACCCTATAAGGGTGTAAACCCTCACCATAGCCATATCCATGTCTCATTCAGCAAGAAAGGCGACCGAGATGGGTCGTTTTTCGACATTCCGTTGATTGGATAACCGTGACCGATTACATGAAGCACCCGATTTTTCTTGCCGCAGGTGCGTTCCTTGCAGCGTGGGCAGCGACCAACTTTGACCTCGATTATCGAGCAATCCTTTGGGCGGTCGTTTCCGGTGTCTTTGGATACGCGAAGCCATTCAAGAAGTGAGCCCGGAGGAATGGGTCGCGCTCATAGCTGGTCTGATTGCGATCCTGAGTGCGTTCGTAGCTGCGTTGAGATGGACGGTTCGACAGTTCGTCCTCGAAATCGGCTCTCAATTATTTCAACGGATGGATCGCATCGAAGCTGAGATCGGCGTGTTGACCGATAGGCAGTCAGATATCTATGCGACCATTATGACCGAAAGGGGTTCGCATGGCTCAAAGAAAGACAAAGGCGCAAAAGCTCGCAAGCCTGCGCGCAAAAGAACGAGCCGCTAAGCGAACCAAGCCAATCACCGCCCTCGATCTTTGGGCGATCCGCATCCACGAATCCACCGAATCAATGAAGCGCGCTGGTTGGGAGGATGCGTTGATCACTTCCTACGTTTTGGAGCAATCGTTACCCGATTGGGTTATTGCAGCTCCCGAGCGTCCGGTTGAGGACGATGACGACGAGGAAGAAGAAGATTATTAGGCGAACCGTTGTAATCAGCGATCTCCAAATTCCCTACCATGACCCAAAAGCCGTCCGAAACGTCTCAGCCTTCATCAAGCGATGGAAACCCGACCGCGTTGCCACCGTCGGCGATGAAATTGATCTCCCTCAGCTCTCCCGATGGGAACGTGGCTTGGCAGGGGAGTTCGCTGGCACACTCGATCGCGACCGCCGGATTACTCAGGAGATACTTTTCGATTTACGAGTAACCGACATGGTGCGCTCGAATCACACCGACCGGCTCTATAACTCCATCAAGACCAGGCTCCCGGCTCTCGCCGCCTTGCCCGAACTACAATTCGAGAATTGGCTTGGCTTACCTGATCTCGGTATCAAATTCCACCGCGACCCAATGCCGATCGCGAAGGGTTGGATCGTGCTGCATGGGGATGAAGGTCAGGTATCCCAAAAGGGCGGTCAAACGGCTCTAGGATTGGCTCTAAGGCATGGAAAATCGGTGGTCTGTGGTCATACCCACCGGGCAGGGCTTTCGGGGCTTACAATGGCGTCTGGAGGCGTTTTAGGGGGTATTCTGTGGGGCTTTGAGGTCGGAAACTTGATGGATTTTCGTCAGGCTAAGTATCTCAAAGGCGGAGCCGGTAATTGGCAGCAAGGCTTTGGGCTGATCTACGAGTCCAGGGGCAAGGTCACGCCGGTGTTCGTGCCGGTCGAAAAGGACGGCTCATTCATGGTCGAAGGTAAGGTCTATGGTTGATTGGATCGTGCCGATTACCCGAACCATCGACGACCATATCGACGACTTCGATGACGCTACCGATTTCGTTATGAAATCGTTATCAACACACCCAGCCAAGAGCCATCGCTAGGGTCTAGCCTACGGCTGCCGGATCAAGCACCGGCAGAAACTAGGTCATCATGACGGCAATAGGGTTCGACCCATTAGCCATTTATTACATCATCGCACTTATAGCCATCCCGGTTTTGGGATTGCTCTATACCGCACTTACCGAAAACTTTTATTGGAAAGGATTCAGGGATGGAAAGCGACTCGCCGAAAACAATCGCAGCGCACGAAGTTCTCAAAGAAGCTAATGCAATCCGAGCTGATCGAGGGTCAATCTACGGTCATCCTTACATCAACCATCTTCGTATCTCAAAGCTTTGGTCGGCTTATTTGGATTTTCCGGTTACGCCTGACCAGGTCGCGGTCTGTATGGCATTACTCAAAGTCTCTCGACTTGCTGAAACGCCAGGTCATCGAGGACGTGATGGATACGTGGATGGTGTCGCCTATCTCGCACTTGCTGCCGAACTATCAACCACCGACCCAACTGAGTTCGATGCCTATTAGAGCCAATCACGATTCAAAGATTTGGTGCGACATTTGCAAAATACGCTTCGGGAAGGTCGGTGCGGAGTGGCACACTCGGGCTATGACGCCGGCACGCTGGATCGTCATCAGCGAAACGAAGGAGCGACGTGGCAGAACTAAGGCATATTGCCAGCCATGCGCTAATGATGTTCAGCTTGACGGAGACGGCAAGGTATGGACATTTCGCGAGCAATTGGACTATGCGTTAGGAAGGGAAGAATTGAATGGCATGGAACCTGAACGACTATGAACCAGTGGAGGATCGACTTCGGGCTTGGTGGGAAGGGCATCCGCTGGGTCGAATTGAAACTGAGTTGGTTACATACGAAGGAAATCGCTTTATCGTCTGCGCTTACCTTTATCGAGACGATGAGGATTCAGTTCCCTATGCGAACGGCATGGCAGAAGAGACTATTACTGATCGAGGCGTCAATTCTACTTCGGCTTTGGAAAACGCAGAAACGTCGGCTATTGGGCGCGCTCTCGCTAACGCTGGATACGCTGCAAAGGGAAAGCGACCGAGCCGAGAGGAAATGCAAAAGGTAGTCCGGGGCGACTCGCCAATTGTTCAAAGACCATTCAAGCCGGTTGAACAAGTCAAAGAAGTTCCTAACGAACCCGAGACG